GCGCTCGACATGGTCGCGCTGGTCGCGCTGTCGCGCATCGAGCACGACGGCGTGCTGCACGAGCCCGGCGCCAGCCTGGACGTGCCGGCCGCCGCGGCCGCGGCGCTGATCGGGGCGGGCGCCGCCTCGCCGCGTTCCGTGACGCCGCGGGAGAGCGGCGCCAGCGCGCCGGCTGCGGCCGGCGCCGAGGCCGGCGGCGGGGGGGATACCGTCGCCGGCAGCGATGCCGAGGCGGAGGACGAGGAGGCGGGCCAGACGCCGCGCCGCAGGGCCCGCCGCGCGTGACCATCATCGTCACCACCGCGACGCCGCTGCACGCCGAGGCGATCGTCGCCGCCGAGGATCGGCTGCCGGACGGCTCCTGGCGGCCGGTCTTCGCCGACGGGATGCAGCCCGGCCAGGTGCGCACCCACGCCGTCTGGGCCGGCCGCCGGCTGGTCATCACCGAGGCGCCGAAGACCCTCCCGGCGGCCTCCGGGCCGCCTCCCGCGGCGGGCGCGGACGCGGCCTGAGCGCATGCCCGCCTACTGCACCCCCGCCGACCTGGAGGCCCGCTTCGGCCTGGCCGAGCTGGTGCAGCTCGCGCCCGGCGGCGCCGGCCTCTGGGACGACGCGAAGGTGCAGCGCGCCTGCGACGATGCGGGCGACCTGGTGGATGGCTATCTGCGCCCGCGCCACAGCCTGCCGCTGACCACCGTGCCGCGCGTGCTGGCCAGGCTGTCGGCGGCGATCGCCCGCTACGAGCTGCATCTCGGCGGCGATCGCCAGCCGACCGAGCAGGTGACCAGGGCGCGCGACGAGGCCATCGCCTTCCTGCGCGACGTGGCCGCCGGCAAGGCCGATCTCGGCCTCGGGCCCGATGGCGCCGACCCGGCGGAGACCGTCTCCTGCGTGGTGGTCCAGCCGGGCGAGGCGCCGGGCGTCACCGCGGCGGACCGCGACGCGTTCCGGGGCTGGCGATGAGCCTCGCCGCGCTGGAGGACGCCTTCGTCGCCCGCCTCGCCGCGACCTTCGCCGGCCGGGTGAAGGAAGTGGACCACCGCCCCGAGCGGCTGGACGAGGCGCAGCTCGCCCGCATGCTCTCGATGGCGCCGGCGGCCTATGTCGCGATCCTGGGCCTGACGCGCCGCACCGCGCCGGAGGGCACCTGGGACGCGCGCTTCGGCGTCTATCTCATCGCGGCGAACGCCTCCGGCGAGCCGGCGCGCCGGCGCGGCGATGCGGCGACGATCGGCGCCTACGAGATGGCGGAGGTCGCGCTGCGCGTGCTGGATGGCTGGGCGCCGGAGGACGCGGCCGGCGCGGTCGAGGTGACCAGCCTGGAGGCGCTGGACGCCGCCGCCTTCGACCGGCAGGGCCGCACCGTCTGGGGCCTGGTCGCGGAGGTCGCGATCGCGCTGCCGCGCGGCGTGGATCCCGCGACCGACCCGGCGATCGCGCCCTTCGTCACGCTCGACATCGCCTGGGACATCCCGCCGCTCGGCAACGTGCCCGCACCACCGCCGCCGCCGCCCGATGGCGGGGTCGGCGGGCGCGACGCCGGCGACCGCCTCACGCTGGAGCAGTGACCATGTTCGTCAAGCCCGCCCCCGGCCTCCTCGTCCCCGATCCCGACGCCGCGGCGCATGCCCGCTGGCTGCCGCCGGAGGGCCGCGAGGTCCCCGAGACCGAGTACTGGCGCCGGCGCCTGGCGGACGGCGACGTCACGCCCGCCGCCCGGCCGAAGGAGAAGTAGCCCATGTCCGGCTCGATCAGCTTCAACGCCATCCCGGGCTCCATCCGCGTCCCCGGCAGCTACATCGAGATCGACAACTCGCGCGCCGTGCGCGGCCTGTCGGAATGGCCGGCGCGCGTCGTGATGCTCGGCCAGCGCACCGCCGCCGGCACCATCGCCGCCGCGACGCCGGTGCGCGTCGTCTCCGCCGCGCAGGGCCGGAACTTCTTCGGCCGCGGCAGCCTGCTGGCGCACATGATCGAGGCCTGGTTCCGCGCCGCCCCGCCGACCGAGCTTTGGGCCGTCGCGCTGGACGATGTGGGCGGCGGCGCCTTCGCCACCTGCTCCATCACCTGCACCGGCACGGCGGGCGCGAACGGCGTGATCGCGCTGCTGATCGGCGGCCGCCGGGTGGAGGTGCCGATCGCCTCCGGCTCCGCCCAGAACGCGGTCGCCACCGCGATCCAGACGGCGATCGCGGCGAACCTCGACCTGCCGGTGACCGCGACCGTCGGCACGAACGTCGTCACCGTCACCGCGCGCCACCGCGGCGAGGTCGGCAACGCGATCGACGTCCGCCATTCCTGGCTGCCCGGCGAGGCGCTGCCCGCCGGCGTCACGCTCGCGATCACCGCGATGGCCGGCGGCACGACCAACCCGGTCGCGAACACCGCGCTCGATGCGCTCGGCGACACCTGGTTCACCGATTTCGTCACGCCCTGGACGGACGCGACGAACATCGCCGCGGTCGAGACGCGGCTCGCCTCCAACTTCGGGCCGCTCGTCATGCGGGACGGGCACGCCTGGGCGGCGCTGAGCGGCACCTTCGCCGCGCTCACCACCTTCGGCGCCGGGCGGAACAGCGCGAACCTCACCGTGCTCGGCCTGCGCGGCAGCCCGACGCCGCCCTGGGAATGGGCCGCGACGCTGGCCGGCGTCGCGATCCCGGCGCTGGCGACCGATCCGGCGCGGCCGGTGCAGACGCTGCTGCTGCCCGGCGTGCTGGCGCCGACGGTCCAGAACCGGTTCACCTGGACGGAGCGGGACCAGCTGCTCCGCACCGGCATCGCCACCTGGCGGGCGAACGCGGCCGGCCAGGTCTCGATCGAGCGCGCGATCACGACCTACCAGACGAGCCCGGGCGGCGCGGCCGACATCTCCTACCTCGACGTCGAGACGCTGAAGACGCTGGCGTTCCTGCGCTACGACCTGCGGCAGCTCGTCGCGCTGCGCTTCCCGCGCCACAAGCTGGCGGATGACGGCACGAACTTCGCCCGCGGCCAGGCGGTGGTGACGCCGGGCACGATCCGCGCCGAGATCATCGCCCGCTTCAAGCAGTGGGAGAGCGCGGGCCTGGTCGAGGGCGTCGAGCAGTTCAAGCGCGACCTGGTGGTGCAGCGGTCCCCGACCGATCCGAACCGGGTGGACGCCGTGCTGCCGCCCGACCTGGTCAACCAGTTCCGCGTGCTCGCCGCGCAGATCCAGTTCCTGCTCTGAGAGGGCCTGAACCATGCCGCAGTTCCTGGGGCGGGCGACGCTCCGCATGAACGGCCAGGTGATCGAGACGGCGAAGGGCGCCTCGCTCGACCTCGGCGGCGTCAAGCGCAACCCGGTCGTGGTCGGCCGCCTCGTCGGCTACGCGGAGGAGACCGCGCCGGCGATGATCGAGGGCGAGACCTCGCTCGCCCGCGGCCAGTCGCTGGAGGATCTGAGGAACTTCGCCGGCGGCACCGCGATCTTCGAATGCGACACCGGCCAGCGCTACGTCATCGCCGAGGCCTTCGTGACCGACGCGATCACGCTGAAGGACGGTGAGGGCGGCAATGTCGCGATCAAGATCGCCGGCCTGCCGGCAGAGGAGCTGCGGTGACGACCATCAGGCTCCGCACGCCCATCGAGCGGCGCACCACCGAGGGCCGGATCGCCGAACGCATCGAGGCGCTGACGCTCCGCAAGCCGAAGCTCGGCGACCTGGTGGCCGCGATGGATGCCGCCGGCGGCGACCGGGCGATGGGCACGCTCACGCTGCATCTCGCCGCGCGCTGCACCGGCATGAGCCCGGGCGACCTGGCCGAGCTCGATCTCCAGGACGGCGCGGAGGTGATGGAGGCGGTCGCGGGTTTTATGCCGGCTGGCCTCCGCAATGGGACGGATGGCTCGACGTCATCGCCGGCCAGTTCGGCATCCCCGCCGACTGGCGCGACTGGGGGCCGGCCGAGCTGAGGTTCTGGGGCGCCCGGGCACTCGGCTGGGCGAAACGCCAAAAGGGCAACCAGGGGGGGTCCTGACCGGTGGCGCTCAAGCTCTCGATCCTGCTGGAGGCGGTGGACCGGCTCTCCGGCCCGATCGGCCGGGTGCAGGCGCGGCTGGCGGGCGTGGCGGCGCGGGCGCGCGCGCTGGGCGCGGCCTCGGGCGCCGATCGGCTGGCCGCCTCGCTCGGCCGGGTGGCCGGCGTGGCGCGGCAGGCGGGTGGGGCGATCGCGGCCGTCGCGGTGCCGGTCGCGGCGCTGGCGGCCGCGGGCGGCGCGCTGGCGGGCGTGGGCGCGATCCGCGGCGCCGCCGCGATGGAGCGATACGCGATCACGCTGCGCCAGGTGGAAGGCAGCGCCGAGGCCGCGCGGCGCGCGCTCGACTGGGTCTCGGACTTCGCGACCCGCACGCCCTTCGAGCTGGATGAGGTGGCGCGCGCCTATGTCAACCTGCGCAACCTCGGCCTCGATCCCACGCGCGGGGCGCTCCAGGCGGCGGGCGACGCGGCGGCCATCATGGGCACCCGCTTCGACGAGGCGGTGACGGCGATGGCCGCCGCGATGCGCGGCGAGATGGACCCGCTGGAGCGCTTCGGCGTCTTCGCCCGGACCGAGGGCGAGAACATCGTGATGGAGTGGGAGCACCAGGGCCGGCGGTTGCGCGCCGTGGTCGAGAAGACCAACCGCGAGATGCTGGCGCGGATGATCCAGACCGCCTGGGCGCAGAAATTCGGCGGCGGGATGCAGCAGCTGAGCCGGTCCTGGACCGGCATGATGTCGAACCTGGCCGATGCCTGGGCGCGCTTCCAGCTGGCGGTGATGAACGCCGGCGTCTTCGCCTGGCTCCAGAGCCGGCTGCAGCAGCTGCTGGCCACCATCGACCGCCTGCAGGCGGACGGCACGCTGCAGCGCTGGGCCAGCGCGATCTCGGCCGAGCTGGTGCGGGCCGGCACGGTGATCGAGGATTTCCTGCTCGGCCGGCAGCGGATGATCGACGCGGCCGATGGCGGCGGCGTGGTGATGCTGCGGGAGGGCGGCGTGCTGCGGGGGGTGGCGCAGGTCGTCCGCCTGCTGGGCGAGGCGTTCGAGGGCGTGCGCGGCGTGCTGGCCCCGATCGTGGGGGATTTCGGCGCCTTCGAGGCGGCGATGGCCCTGCTCGCGCTCAAGATCACCGCGCCCTTCATCAATCTGATCTGGTCCTTCGGCGCGGCGCTGGCCGGCGTGGGCATGGCGCTGGCCACCACGCCCATCGGCTGGGCGATCATGGCGATCGCCGCGCTCGCCGCCCTCGGCCTCACGCTGCACCAGAACTGGCAGGGCGTGGCCGAGTGGTTCGCGCGGCAGTGGGAGGGGATCACCGCCGCCGTCTCCGCCGCGGCGGATGCGATCGAGCGCGTGCTGAACCTCCTGCCGCGCCTGCCGCAGCGCGAGGGCGGCACGCTGCTGGGGCCGGAGGGCGCGGCGCGGCGGCGGGAGAACCTGCGCAACAACCTCCTCAACCTGCCGGGGCTCAGCGCCGAGGACCGGGCGCGGCTCGGCGCCGATCTCCCGCCGCTCGAAGGGCAGGGCGGCGCCTTCCAGCGCATGTCGGCGCCGGGCGACCAGCGCGTGGATCTCGGCGGCACGCTGCGGATCAGGATCGAGGACCGCCGCGTCAACGCCGAGGGGCGCCTCAACGATCCGCGCGCCCGGCTCGACGTGGACCAGGGCCTGCTGCTGGGGACGATATGAGCGGCAGCCTCGCCTCCCTCGCCGGCTCGGCGATCGGCCTCGGCGCCGTCGGCGGCACGCTCGCGCGGTTCCTCCGGCCGGCCTCGATCCGCGGCGTGGGCTTCTGGATCGTCGGCGCGGAGGACGAGGTGGTCCGCCGCTGGATCACCCATGAGTTTCCGGGCCGCGACGATCCCTGGCACGAGGATCTCGGCGCGGGGCCGCAGGCCTTCTCCGTCGAAGGCCTGGTGATCGGCGACGACGCGCCGCGCCAGGCGGAGCGCATCCGCAAG